GAACCATGTAACTTGTGGATTTCCGGTTAAGAATGCATCTTGTTTTCCCCTTGCGACCAACTGAAGCATACCGCCACCCTGGGTCATTCTTCTTTTATAGAGACTCTTATTAATTCGTTTAGACCAAACGGAGACCGTGAAGTACAGAATTTAATGCAAAAAATAAAATTATTTAATTATGAATATTCTTTCCAGTATGTTCAACAGAGAGGAAGATGTCACAAAATCTTCCATCGCTTGATATTGATCTTTTATCAGTAAGGAGAATTATTCCTTTTCGATATGGCTATACCACATATGAATCAAATGTATTATTTGTAACAGATTCAAACGGGCAATTACAAGGCATTACCCTAGATAACTACTTCAGCACCTTTGGTGTTATAACCCCAAACTCGGTAGCTCCCTATCTAACAGATGCTCTTATAAGTACTTCATATAATGTAGTGAATAGTTCTCTAAGTACAGTTGCATATACGACAAATAGTACTATCTTTCAAAGTATATTACCAAGTACATACCAATTCTTATTCAGTACAATGACAAGTACATTTATAAGTACAATCTTACGAGTAGATGCTAATGTTAGTACCTTATCATCTTTCGTTTTCTATAATAATTCGGCACAAGGAACAAGTTCTTTGAGTACTTCTCTTGCAAGAGTGCTAAATATTACGCAACTTGGATTCAGTACTCTAAGTACAACTATTGGACAAGGAACAATAAGTACTCTCTGTACAATCAATCTTGCTCTACAATTTATGAATTCAGTGTACAATCCATCGATCGGTCTTAGTTCATTAAGTACAAGTTTGAGCGCAAATTTCAGTAGTTTATCAACAATTTTGAGTCTAAACCCTATAGGTATTCCTGGTCTGTGCTCCCTAAGCACAGTCGTTTTTACTAGTATTAGTACTATTGCAGCAGGAAATGGAGTAAGTTCATTAAGTACATTGACTGCAAGAAACTTTCTTAGATTTAATTCAGCAAGTGGTCTGAGTTCCTTGAGTACAGTAGTAAGTCAGAGTATCAGTTCATTTAGTACTTCTATTGGTAGAAATCCTCCTAATATATCTGGGCTTAGTTCGCTAAGTACAGGTATTGCAACTACAATTTTTAGAATAAATGCTGGGCCAGGAACAAGTACTCTTTCAACAAACATGGGTTCTTTTTTTAGTTCCTTTAGCACTGGTATCTACAGTAATCCACCAGGAATATCTGGTATTAGTTCCTTATTTATTGTTGTATCACAAGGATTTAGTAGTATTGCGGCAGGAGATGGTATAAGTTCTATGAGTACTATGTTTGGGCCAGGATTAAGCAGTATTGCTGCAGGAGAAGGTGTAAGTTCTCTTAGTACTTTTGTAGGTATAGGATTTAGTATATCTGCAAGTGGCGAAGGGCTAAGTACGCTTAGCACTAGCATTTCTCTTGGTCTTAGCTCAATCGCATGCTCATTTGGCCTTAGTAGTCTCAGCACCTCTATTAGTCTAGGGCTAAGTTCCATAAATGTAGGAATAGGTATAAGTAGTCTTAGTACGGCGGTAAGTAAAAATACTATAGCCTTATCTGGCAGCACTGGTATAAGTACATTATCAACCTATGTTAATACCTTAAGTACAATTGATATTCAATACAGCGGATTCTTTGATTTTATATCTACAAAGGTTCGTAATCTGCATAGATTTACTGATAAGCCTGCTCTCGGTATAAATTGTTATCCTGATCCTGCAGCCTCTCTTGACGTGAATGGAATGACCCAATTTAGAAGTACGGTGTATCTTACAAATACGTATTTGGCAATTAATAGAGAATACAATTCAATACCACGCTCAGATCTTGATGTAAGTGGAAATATACTTACTGAAAATATTTTTGTGAATAATATGGGAACCTTCGGTACAAGTGTAACAGCACAGGAATTCCTAACTCCTTCAGATAAATCACTAAAAAAGAATATTGTTGTAATAGAAAATGCCTTAAGTAGTATTCAACATCTGAGAGGTGTTCGATTTCAATGGATCAAGGATCAAAAACAGGATATTGGGTGTATTGCACAGGAGGTCGAACAAGTCATTCCTGAAGCTGTCCAAAAACACGGCACCGAATCTTATTTAGTTGTTGCTTATGAGAAAATAATTCCTGTTCTTGTTGAATCTATTAAAGAATTATCGGAAAGAGTAGATACGATTGAGCGGGTTATTCAAAGGATAAAGAACTAGATTAATCAAATAGGATGCGGCGTGGTGGCGGCAGAATACAACTTGTGTATGTTGGAAAGGAAGATAATTTTCTTACAGGCAATCCCAAGGTTAGTTTCTTCCGATTTGTGTATAGACAACATACAAATTTTGCAATGGAAAGTATTCGAATGTATTTTAATGGGAAACCAGATTTTGGGCAACAATTTAGTGTGTTCATTCCCCGTTTTGGTGATTTATTAGGTGCAATGTATCTAATTATAGATTTACCACCTCTTGTATTAACAAATGGACAGGAGGTTGGATATGCTAATTCCGTTGGTAATGCAATTATTGAAGAAATGAGAATTACTGTCGGTGAAACCGAAATAGATAAACATGATGGAATATGGGAATTTATATGGAATAACATGACAGTATCTGCTGATAAGATTAATGCGTACGAAAGTATGGTTGGTCAAATTACTGGCAATCCATCTTTTACATATAGGGGGCCCTATCGTCTTCACATTCCTCTTAGCTTCTGGTTTAATAAGGATCCCGGGCAATATTTACCCTTATTAGCTCTTCAATATCATCAAGTCCAAATTCAATTTAAATTTAAGAAATTACAGGATCTCTTTTATAGTATAAATCTATATAATAATAACCCATGTAACTTTCTTGTAACGAATGCAAGCATACAAAATATTGAATTATGGGGCGATTACATATTCTTAGATATGGATGAAAGACGTAGATATGTAAGTAAGCCAATGGATTATCTTATTGAACAAGTACAAGTTTGTTTGCCCTTGTCTATTGATAGTACTAAAACACAAATATCAATTCCTCTTGTCTTAAATAATCCTGTTAAAGAAATATTCTGGGTATTTCGTCGTACTTTGATGGAAGAGACCCATGAATATTTTAATTTTACTAGTATCGGTGCAAATGAACAAGGTGTTCTTACAGATCTAATGTTGAATGCAACACTTCAATTAGACGGTCAAGACAGATTTGATTCTCAAACTGCCAAATACTTCCGTCTAATTCAACCATATCAACGGCATACAAATATACCAAATACTCTTTATATTTATATGTATAGTTTTGCTCTAAAACCAGAGGATTTACAACCAAGCGGAACTCTAAATGCAAGTCGTTTTGATGATATTCGCCTACAAATGCAGGTATATAATACTGCAGATCCTATTACAAATAGAGCAAGAGGTCCAATGACATGTTTTACATATGCACTTAACTATAATGTATTTCGTATATCAAATGGTTATGGCGGTCTATTATTTGCCAACTAAATAAGATCTACTTTTGCAAAAAATCTTAATTCTTCAACACGACGTAAAATTCGTTTTAGCGCATTTTACTTCGCTTTCCGTTTCATCCCCCTTCATCAGGATGGCAGAGGAACCTGTTCCACCGCGTTTTGCATATACTGGTTCAGGCTATTGGGGTGGGGCATGGTGTAGTTATTGGGTTATTATGGTAATAACTGTTCTAGGTGGATTTTTTGGAGTAGATCATCTTTATTTACGTAGTCCGACAACAGCCTTATTAAAATTCTTTCTAAATATATTTACTCTTGGTGCATGGTATGTGTATGATATTATTCAAATATTTAGAGATAAAAAAGAAGTTTTGAAGAATGGTCTTTCCATTCCAATCCTTGGTGCATCAGGAATTGGAGCAGGTATATTCAAAGATGAACCTGGTAATGCAGGTATTGCAAAGGGATCCTTGAGATGGATGGCATTCATGCTATTATTTTTTATTCCATTCAACTTAGGCTTAGATAGATATATTGTTGGTGATAATATCGGTGCATTAATAAAATTTTTATGTACGTTTTTCCCACCTATATGGATTCTGACAATTCCATGGAAGTTTATGGAGTACTATTATGTCTTAATAAAACCTGATACACTTTTTGAAAACGGTTTATACAATTTCTTTGTATTTGAGTACTTCATGGGGAAGTGGAGTCCAACGAAACTTTCTCCTAAGGATCCCAACTTTACAGGATCCTTTAGTAGTCTTGGTCCAGTTGCACAAGTTACTGCCTTATTACTAAAACCTGTAGTTGATACGGCAATTGCTCCTTTGACAGCTGCCTCAGATGCTGCGTCTGCTACATTTAATACAGTTTCAGTCGCTGCAGATTCAGCAAGTACGTTAATGAAGGCTACAACAGGAACTGCTGCGCCAATTATAAGTACTACTGCAAATATTGTTAAGATGGCACCGGCTGCTGTTGGTGCATTGCCACTTATTGCAAATGATGTCATACAAGAAGTCAATAAATACTCAAGTCCAGAGAAAATAGCAGAACTTTCTATAAAACAAGGAATAGTCCCGAACTTGAAACAGTCTGGTGGATTTATACATGATGGTGGGCTTGATGGCATAAGTTCAGCTGGTCTTTTATTAATTGTTGGGCTTCTTCTCGGTGGTGGAGTGTATTATGGTGGCTTAAGACTAAAAGAGTTTATTAAACAGAACAATAATGGAAGTTCCGCAAGGGATGATAGACCTGTCGAACCACGCTGATTTTGAAGCTCTTCTACGTCCTAGACGGCCAACTGAGGACGGATTTCTAGGAACCTATGATCCTTTCGTGTGTGTTGTATTTAGTGCAGCATGGTGCGGTCCTTGTCGGCGTATAGATAAGAAACTTCTCGTAAATAGCACGAAGCTTGTTACCTGGTATCATTGCGATGTAGATGTTAATGAAGTGTCACTTGGATATTGCGGTGGAAAGAGTATACCGTCCTTTGTACTTGTACGCGATGGCTTATTCATTGGGCGTCTAGAAGGACCTCGTGATGCGAATCATGTTCTTGAATGGCTTTCTCAATACGGTGTTTCAATGAAATAATTGGTTAGTATTCTAACTCAATACAAATATCAATACTATAATAAGATGACAATAGCACCTTATGATTGTATTATTGTTGGCGCTGGAATAAGTGGTCTTTATTGTGGTCTAGAAATTCAGAAAAAACATCCTAGCTGGTCAGTTCTTATTTTAGAAAAGTACAAGGACATCGGCGGAAGAACTTATACCTATTATCCTCCGAAATTTAAGAATCATTGGGAGGCCGGTGCAGGAAGAATAAGCAAGGACCATAAAAAACTACTAAAATTAATTGATAAATATAATCTCACACTCTTCCCAATTAGTTCTGGATCAAACTATATTCAAAAGGCCGGCGATGAGCCAAGAGTAAATGATTTCGAAGATCTTATAAATCCCATGTATATTCAGCCTCTAAGTAATCTTTCTCAAAAGATCAAGCAAACACACACAATCTATGAATTGATGAAAAAACTCTATGGCTCAGATGCAAGTTCTATGGTTGTAAAATTTCCTTATTGGGCCGAAATATACAGTCTTCGTGCCGATCTTGCCTTAGACGCCTTTACTACTGGTGAGATGAAAACCGCACAAGGTTATTATGTGATAAAAGAGGGGTTTGGAGAACTTATACAGCAGATGCGAAAAGAGTTTGAAACTAAGGGCGGTCGTCTTATGATTGAATCCGAAGTTACATCAGTTGCTAAAGGTAATGATAAGACTACCGATGTATCTGTTCTAAGTAAAGGTAAAAATATGGTTCTGCATGCTAAAAAGGCATGTATCTTAGCCCTGCATCTAAATGGAGTTCGAAAGATGAAACTCAATTTACCCATTCTTAAGTATCTTAAACCTTCTCCCTTATTTCGAATCTATGCTATCTTTCCTAAACCAGTGTGGTTCAAAGATATGATACATCTTGTAACGGACGAACGCCCTCGTTACATTATACCAATAGATCATAAAAATGGTGTTATTATGATATCTTATACTGATGGGGATGATACGATCGACTATCATTCCGTGTATTCGAAGGGTGGCGACGAAGCTCTTCAGAAAATTGTAATGGCCGATATACGTAAATTGCTACCTACTATGGACATTCCTGATCCTCTGTTTTTTAAAGGACATTACTGGATGAATGGATGCACCTATTGGCAGCCTGGTAATTACGATGTGTATAAGGAATCAGAGGCTTTGTGCCATCCTTTGCCATCCATACCTAACCTATATATGTGTGGTGAATCGTTTTCAACGCGTCAGGCTTGGGTAGAAGGGGCTCTCGATCATAGTGATTTATGTCTGAAGCTATTGTAAATAGGATGTTAGCTAACATAGGGAATTTTTATGAATTCTCTGATATTTGGATACTCTTAACTGCAATTTTATGTATTGACATTGTTTTTATATTTTTATCACGATATTTTCCTGCTAGTTTTGGATCAGCTATCAATACATGGTATGATGAATTTGGACTAGCCGCCGTTATAAGTGATGTTAGTGTTATTATGCTTGTCTTTTTAATTGCTCGGTTCTTATATACAGCATACTTTCAAAAAACATACGGATGGAACTTTCTCATATTTATAATGCTTCTTGTCTTTATCCAAGTAGTGCATGATATTCTTTTTTATCTATTTGTTATACTTCCGATACCAAAAGGACATAATCGTGTAATTGATCTATTTAAATCTTATAGTATTGAGCATGGGCATACTATTATATTTATAGATAGTTTAATGATGAGTACAAGTGCATTATTAGCCATGGTATTAAAAATGTATGATCCTAATGTTGTAGCTTCTTTTACTATTGCTGAAATATATACTCTTACTTATGTCTTATTTACGAATACCTATAAACCAATAAAAAATTAGTAAAGTATTACTAGATGGATAAGCATACTATTATTAATCTTGCGCATATATTACTTATTGTTCCTTTTTTCATATATATTGGCATTGTAAAATATGATGTACCAGAATTAATATTCAATATCTTAATTGGTCTTGGTATTTATGTTATTATCTATCACGGATATAACTTACTTGTTCGTTTTCAGCAAAAGAGTGGATTTGCATGGGTGAATGCTCTACACTTTTTGTATATTGGACCTCTACTTATATATATTGGATATAAGAAAAAAGAAACACCTCGATCTGCCTTTGAAATCCTATTATTATTTGCCTTTGCTGCAGGAGGCTACCACTTATATGAGTTTGCGGCATATAGTAGTATGAATTCGAAGCAAAGTGGTGGTTCTTCTGAAACAGTAGTAAGGAGTGAAAAAGTAGTCGATATGAAGAATACTAGTTCTTAAAGATTCAATGTCTTAATCTTGCAATATTCAGTATTCTCTAACTTTAGACATTCAAAGGCATGATAATAATAACTTGTCGCACCATTGAATGAGTTTTTACATTCTGAACAAGTATAGCCATTATCATCTTGTGTAAGAATCTTATTCACTTGAGACTTACAGTGAATTCGCACATAGTGAATACGGCAATTTCCTTTTGTTAGATTCTCAAAATCACACTGAGAGCATTCATATACTTCCTTAGGAGTTCCGTGCTTAGAAGTACAATGGAGAGTAAGAGCCCGTTTCGATGTAAAATTCTTATCACATTTTGAACACGTATGCTCCTTTTTTTCAGAATGAGTCTTATAATGATAGTGCATTGTATTTTGGTTAGGGCTCGTGAATTTACAACTTAGACAGAAATAATTGTTATTTTCATTTTTCTGATACGTATAAGGCATCTACTTCTGACAAAAAATTGCTGTTTTATAAATTTCAATTTTTTGTTTTTCGGACGGACTTAAGAACCTTTTTCTATATACACATAATGTCCGAAACTCGTATTGCAATAATAACTCTTGCCATAGGCAAAGATTATAGAGCTACTCTTAAACGCGCCTTGGATTCCAAGGTTGCATATGCTAAAAAGCACGGCTACGATTACTTTGAATTCCACGAAGATGTATGGGATCGTACAAGACCAATAGCATGGTCAAAGGTGCCTATCTGGAAAGACTTTGCATCTAAAAAAGACAAATATGATTATATATGGATTAGTGATGCAGATGTGTATATAACGAATCTTGATAAGAAACTTGAGGATTGGGTAATACCCTTGCTACCTGCCAATAAAGATTTATTAATGTGTTGGGACTCATGTGGAACTCCAAATAGTGGAAATATGATTCTCCGAACTAGTGATTGGGCCATTGACTTTTTTGGCAGAGTGTGGGAACAAACCCAGTTTATGTATCATATTTGGTGGGAACAAATGGGAATGGTACATCTATTTCAGACTTGTCCAAGTGATGCAGAAAGAGTTGAAATGACACAGGATGCATATAAATTCAATGCGTTTTTAAAAGGAAATCCTGGAACACGTCTATGGGAAAAGGGCGATTTTCTTGTTCATTTTGCCGGTGTCTATGACCATGGATTAATGAATACCTTAATTGATATAATCGAGTCTGGTAAAGTTCCTAGATTAGATATGCATAATAGAATTATTAGCGCTTCTGATTAAAAATATGGACAATAAGTATAAGATGGCTAACGTTACACGTAAAAATCGTAAGAATGGTGGTGCAAAGGCATCTGGCTCTAAGCGTGAGGTATGGAATGGCACTGCCAAGCACACTTCCGGTGGTCTCCAGAGAAAGGACTTAATGAAGCACAAGGGCCGTATTGTCAGTAAGAAGAAGCACGCGGCTGGAAAGAAGGCTATTAAGTACCTCCAGAAGCTCGGCTACAAGGCTAAGAAGGGCACCTTCAAGCTTTTCAAGAAGGGCAAGAAGCGGGGCGGCTTTGAAGATATGAGTGGCGTTTCCATGTTCGAGGACATGAGTGGCGTTGAAGGCTTCCGCGGCAGTCTATAAACTGTTTCTTTGTAAAATGATTTCTAATATATTAAGAATCGGTTCTAAATGTTTCGATTTTTGAGGCGGTGCTGCATAATACCAATACATGCATTGACGAGCCTGTGGCTCATCAATAGATGAAAGTAATATTGAAGCACCAGCACTTCTTGTGTCACGAAAGATGTCACGGAGATTTTGCTTACTATGCGGTTGGCCTAAGGTCGTCGTTATAGTATGCACCGCCTCGATATCAGTATCTGTTGCTATTTGTTGAAAAAGAATGGAATCTGCAGTAAGAAGTGTGCGTTCAACGGATTGTTTGAGATAAGCAAATTGCACAAGAGTTGCTTTATTCCCGTTTATCTTTTGATATACCTGCGGCGGCATATTGAGTTCTGGAGCAATTACTACAAGAGATGGGGTCGTTTGATAAAGAATTAAGGTTAAGGCCATACTCCAGTCCTGATTTGTAGTAACTGTCAGAATTGTATCCCAATCATGAATATATTTCCATATTTCTTCTGTTTGTTTTGTACGAATAAGTATTTTTCTTTGAAAGGGTGGATTTTCAGTAATGATCATATCATTAAACCCGGGCGGAAAACCCTTGGCCTTTTCTGTAATAAACCAGGTGCAACGATGCCCTCTAAGATTTGATTCAAAGGCCTCTAGCGAAAGTTGTTTCACAGTATCCATCTTATAAATACGGATTCATTTATATAATAATATTAACGCATATTAGATGAACTCTAATAGAATTAGAACTGTTATTAATGAACCACCTACCTTACTTACAGTAGGAACGAATCTTCCTCCACCTAATACACGTATAAATGTTGCTAATACTGTTAATGCAAATAATACTGCTGTAAATATGAGCAATTATAATAAAGAACAAAGACGTCTTTTAGAACAAAATTATACAAGAAGATTAAATCGTAATTTTCCGAATTATGGTGCATTTGGGCTAAGAAATAATAATGTAGAG